ATTGTCAATAATATAAGTGCATTATACACAATGTACAATTAAGCGCCACTATATAAGTGCATTATTTAGTTATTATTCCATATTGTATAAGTGCATTATATGTGGTATTATAATATCAACAAAGGAACAAAAGAAACAAACAACCGGAACCGCCCGAACCACTCAAGCCAATGAGGACATAAGGAAAACGGACTGATTAATTGAAAAATTCTAGTTCCCAGAAAATAAAAAAGCCCGGCGATCTTCCAAACCAAACCGGGCACCAAACTAAAAAGAAAGGCAACCCTATTATAACAGGGGCGAAGGTAAAAAACAATGAAAAAAATCAAAACATTAGAGATCAGTGCGAAAAGATGGTTTCAAAAATCTTATGGAAACACCTACCACGTTGTAAAAGCTGTTGTAAATGGAAAAGATGTTGTTGTTTCTGGAGTTACTTATGGATACGGCAATCACTTTTTGACAACTATCGCTGATCTGTTACGTGACAGAGGTTATACAGTGCCAGAAGATAATTCAAAAGCTTTTGTCATGATGACGAAATTCCCATACACCGTGGAAGATGTAAAAAGAAAGAAAGACTTAGTTTTCTAGCAAGGGGTGTTGGCATGTATAATAAATATTTGAGAAATATTAAATGGGCGGTCTTTACGATAATTGACCGCGCCACACAGGACGACCGAAAAAGCAAGGTAAAAGTTTCTGGTGCATTCAGTTGCCCGAGTAACGCAGAGGAGTTTATAAAAACTCTCCCAACTGGTCACAAATGGTATGTTCTTGATTTTGACCGTTTGGAACGCTTTGAAGAATTTTACAATTATGTTCAGAATATTAATGAGCAATATGGAGATTATGCAATATTTCATATTAATGACGGTGGTTTTTTAGTTGATGAATTAAATTGTTTTCGCTCTGTCCTTAATATCTGGACAGACACAAAAATTAATTAATCATTTCTGGCGGCTTTAAAGCCGCCAGTATTTAAGCAAAGGGGGCTAAAACATGAAATATCATTACATAGCAATCTCAAGACGCGAAAACAACAAAAACTTTGCTTATGTTCTTCGGGTCGCTAAATCTGACAACCTTATTTTTTCTTTACAGATTCCTGGGATAACTGCTGCAAATATTTGCAGCACGAAAAAAGAAGCGGAAAAAGTCGTTGAGTTTTGGAACAAGTGTTCTTTAAAAAATAAAACTTATGGAGGGTTTTAAAATGATAACAATCAAGAAAGCCACGCAAGCGCAGACAATCGCCGCCATAAAAAGCGGCGATTTCTTAACAGTTGATACAATCAACAGAAAAGCTGAAAAGGAAGCAATGGAAATCTTTAAGGCTGTTGCTGGTGGCGTTATTAAATTAGCTTATTGGGATATGTCCCCGGTAAAGCGTCGGGATGGTAAAAAGTCTGTGATGCGATATGCGCTGCACAGATCAACAAAAAAAGAGAACTGTTTGCAACTCTCCTGTATGGAGCTTATCGGCGGCGAGATCATCCCCACAAGTGACAAACAATTTAAAATTAATGATGATTACGACCGCCGGGAATTTTTCCGCAGTCTTCCGGCTGTTACAAAAATGACTTTAAAATAATAAGGGCGTGTCTTTTTATATCCTGGCTCCCAGGGTGAAGGGAAGAAAGATAAAAGCATGAAAAATTCAACTTTTAAGGAAAATGTAAGAAAGCAACTTGAAGTAAATGAAAAAATACATGCTATGGGCTTAGATGTTTGGTATGATGGAAATTTTAAGCATGTACGCATATATAAAACATATAAAAACGAATATAACCAGGATAATATAAAATTTATTGGTTATATTGATGATGATTTCAACATTGTTATAAACGAATGATTTTTTCACCGCTTCCCGGTATCCAGTCTGGCGGCACGTTCACGGCGTGCAAGCGGTTTTTTGGCATTCTGCCAGATGCACCTTGTAAAGTTAATACCATAAGTCAATCAATTAACGTGCTATTTTATCCGTAAATGGCTTTTTGTGCTGTTAATGGGGATTTATGCCACTGTTGAATTATAAGCTGTTTATGAGCCTTTAAACGCGTTACATGCTTTATTGACTGTCTGTGGCTATAGATGTATAATAGACTTGTATAGCTATGTGCAGCTATGCCTTATTTGCGTACCTTTCCAACAGGCGCATTATGTCCTCTTATGTGCGTAGCTTGTACAGGCTTCCCGGTGATCTGTCGCAGCTGTCCGGGTTATATATCAATTAGGGATATACAACTATATTGTGATATGCTCGTATAACGCCGTATTTGCCATTTTAAGGTGTTTTATAATCGTAGTCAATAAAATATAGGTTAAATACGTTACAAGCCATTTAAGACTTATTTTGCAAGAGTATTATTGTATTTTTATTACTGCATTATATGCCATTTGCTGTTATGGCCTATTATCTGTGGGCTGTTGGTTCTGATCTGCCATGGCTACGGCTGACGGCTGGCTTTGCTGGTGTTCAATCGTTCCCGGTTCTGTCCCGGCTTCATCAGTTCGGCGCGGTATCGGCTCCCAGTACTGTCCATGGTTTGTTTGTTCCGTCAGAAAAGTAGCAGCCGTTCAAGGCTTCAATAATTGCAACTAACTTGTGGATGTTTCCTAAATTCCAACATTATTTTGGCAGCCAAAAATCAAGGAAATCCAGGAAAAAAGTGGCAACCAGAAAAATTCTCTCATTTTCTAGTTACCACTTAAATTTCAATTTTGCACAATTATTTCTATAGCGTAAAGTTCTAAATGATTCAAAATTCACAATTTATTTAATTCTTCTTTCTTCCGTGTTCCATATCTTCTGCGGGATGATTTCTCTAAACGCTCCGTCCTCTTCATTTGGGACTTGGAAAGTTTCTTCTTTCTCTGGTAATTATCAGTCGTTGTTCCCATTCACACCCTCCTTGTTAATCTTCTGATTCCTGGTTTCAAAGTTTATAATTTCCGTATCTGTTTCCAGCTCTTCCGGGATTCTTCCCACAATGATAACTCGCAGTGGCTTTAATCTGCGTTCCATTTCCTTGTAACCAACGCAAAACTCCAACCGTGCTGCCTTGCTCTTTACTCTTCCATTGGTGCAACAGGCAACTGTGCTTCCCTCTGGTAGCCCATCAAAGCACCAGTCCCAACAGTATTCTGGTAATATGTTTACGTTCGGAATTACTGGAATGTCATTCAAAATCATGTACTGAGCCAGTGCGTGATTGCGGTATTTATTCCACAGGCACATTACCAGTGGCATTCCATTCTTGCCAACCGATATGCTAAAATCTGGCATAATGACTGCATGAAAGCATTTCAAGTGATCCATATACTTGTCTGGCTGATTCCATAATCTTTGAAACTGTACATCGTCCACATAGAAATTTACATCCAGTTCCCGGTGGTTCTTAATCTTCCGGCTAAAGCTCTCCGCAAAGTCTACGGTATCTTTTCCAGGATGGATAAAGGTCTTTGGAACTTTCGGGATTCCGTACTTACAATCAAGGTCTGCATCCGTGATTAAAAACTCTTTCATTACGTCATAAGCTGTATGTATCATTGATTCCACTCCCATTTTTTTTCTTATAGTGCTAAAAGGTACTTATATTTGAAAAATACCATATCTTGTGTCTTAATGCAAGTTTTCCTACTAAATATCTTGTGTTGTTCTGAATGTAGAGTTAAAATCATATCGTCAGAACAGCGCAAGGGAAACCCCCATTTTTCAAGGCTTCCAGACCTTAATTGAAATGTCAGTGTTGCACATGTAGCCGCCAACGGTTCCACGGTAATTTTTTCAAAAAGTTCATTGACAATCTGCCTGTTAATGTCTTTTGGAGTAACGCCTTTGAACTTTTCTAACTGTTCTTTAATAGCACTTAATTGTATTTCTACTGGCTCTGGACTTTTAATATTTTGTAGTTCTCGAATATGGCTTTCTGTCTGTTTTATCTGTTTTACATATTCTTTATTTCTTGAAATAAATTCATCATCAGATATTTTGCCATCCAAATTGTATTCCAGTATTTTTTCACGTTTCTGTTTTAATGTTTCAATCTGTTTTTCAAGTCGCGATATTTCACTTTTGTTGTCTGGGATGTTTTTTATCGTAGACTGTAAGATTTCAAAATATTCTTTCAAAATATTATCAATATTTTCAGAAGATTCATTAATCAAATCTGCAATTACTTCTTTCAATTCTGATTCTGCCAGTCCGAATGAATCACATGAAGCTGCTCCGTTTTTTATCTTATAACTGCATACCCATCGAACGTCTTCTTTCCCTCTGATATAATGTTGCTTCATCCAGTATGGAGCTCCGTCATTTGCGCAGAAAAGTTTTCCGGTGAAAATATTTTCGTTTTTAAAAGAGGTTCTTCTTGATTTTATAGCTTCTCCACGCTCTCTTAAATATGCGTTTGCCTTTTCCCAGGTAGTTTCATCAATGATCTGCGGTACTCTGGAACCATCATCCTTAAACATTATCCATTCTGACTGTGGAAGAAATTCTTGTTTCTTGGTGAACATATCGACAACCTTTACTTTTCCTCCACAATAGTATCCTTTGTATTTTGGATTCCGAATAATATTTTTTATGACATCTCTACTGATCTTACCGCCTTTGAAACTTCTATATCCCATATTCCAGAGTTTTTTTTCAATTCTTGGTGTAGATATTCCAGAAGCGTAGTCTTGAAAAATCATTCGAACCATATCTGCTTCTTCCGGGATTAGTTCAAGCTTTCCTTGATTATTTGAGTATCCATACATTCTGTGTCCGAGAACAACACCGTTTTTGATCGACTGTGCGTGTCCAAACTTTACTCTTGAAGAAAGTTTTCGGATTTCGTCCTGTGCTACCCCGGCCATAATAGTAAGTCGAAACTCACTATCATCATCAATAGTGTTAATTCCATCATTTTGGAACCAAACGCATACGCCATAAGATAGCAATTCTCTGGTATATTGGATACTATCAAGAGTGTTTCGTGCAAATCTTGAAATTTCTTTTGTTATAATCATATCAATTTTTCCAAGCTTTGCATCTCTGAGCATTCTTTGAAATTCTTCTCTTTTATCCGCATGCATTCCAGAAATACCATCATCAATGTAAGAACCTGCAAACTTCCATCTGTTGTTAGAATGTATCAGCTCTTCAAAATGTTCCTCCTGGTGCTTAATAGATGCTTGCTGTTCAACTTTTTCAGTAGAAACCCTGGCATAATAAGCAACATTTAGTTCAATGTCGTAAATAGAGCAATTTCTTAATTTTTCTCTGACATAATAAATATTCATAGTGCATTTCTCCCTTAATAAACAGGGAGTGGAATCATATAAAGTATAACACCTCATATAAATCCACTCAATACATTGTCGTTACTTTCTAATGCTGATTTCAGCTTTAATTTTATCTCTTGTTTTCTCATCTATCAGACCAAGTGAGAACATTCTTTCGTTTATGGCATACAATATAGCTTTTTCCATTAATTGTCCCTCCATATAATTATCTCGTTTTAATCGCTGTTTTTCTTTATCTTTTGTATGCCCTATAATTTCTACAATTATTCTCTTTTGAACGATTCTTTGCTATTTTAAGTACACAATTATCACGTTTTACAACAAATCAAATATATTGACCTGTCCATCAATCTGAGATTCTTCCAGATTGTAAAATTTGCAAGCTATATAATCTGGATTCCAATCAATTTCCAGTTCGTATTGCAAGCACCTTGGAAATTTGCCACCATAGAAGAATCTGCAATCAGAACAGGTATGCTGATAAACTGTACCGCCAGATTGCTTATACATTTCGCTTATCTTCCTCATAGAATCACTCGCTTTACTCTTGATTTTCCTCTCGCTTTCTTCTTGAAGATACCATTTTTAACACAATCCCTCGGATCACATCCTCTGCTATGTTCTTCAATCAAGATATAATCACAGGTTGCATTTGTACTCCATGCATTTTCGCTCTTGCTGTAATAGTCGCATTTCGAGCATTGTCTCCGCTTTAAGCCTATAATTTCAGTGCTTTTTAATTCTCTCCATGGTTTTCTATCTGGCAATTTCCCGCACCTCCCAATCTGGCAGTATCTATAATTTTTAAAAGGTCTGGACTTAGTTTTCTTCGTTCTTGTTCTCTTTGCACTTCTGCCCGGTATGTCCTTTGGAAATTTGATTGAACCACACTCCACCATGTACCATCCACATTTTCAGATACCGCCCATTCTCTAAGTTGTGCCGGGCTTGATACTGCTTTCTGAATGATTTTTGGAAGCTTATCAAACTCTGCTTCTGCATTATATGTAGAGTTCTGAATAGCTTTGCATACCTTTTCCCATGCTTCTGTTTCGTTCAACTCTTCCTTCTGCGGCGCAATGTTTTGTGCGCATTGCCTTAATGCGGCTATTGATGGCTCTTTCCATTCAGTCTGCATATATTTCTTTAATCCAAAACTTAAAAGCTTGTAATCTAGGTCTTTCAAAAGTCCATACCAAGTATCAAAAGCATATTGATCTGGCAGAAATGATGGAGAAGTGTACACAGCTTTCATTGCTTTTACCAGTACCGCCCATTCTTCTCTTGTCATACCCAGTTATCCACCTCGCTTACCCTGTTTTGTATTTTCTCCATGTAACTTTGAGGCTTGTTACCGGATTTATCAAGATAGTTCCCTTCAAATACCTTCGCAAAGTTACCGGGCTTTAAGAACCAATCGAAAGTTATCATCCAGCCTTCTTTGTTCTGGCCTTGTAAGAAGCTGCTATGGCGAATGTTTTCAATGGCTTCTAAGATATCGTCCATATGGTTCTGACGGATTCTGGCTTTCACTGCTTGTTCTCGTTTTGGTGTCATTCTTTTTACAGGAGTGATACCAAATTCTTCCAGAGTATTCCATTCATCAATGATTCGTTGGACGTCAGTCTGACGAATAGTATCTTTAGATACTATTAAATCATTTATATCTTTTTCTTTATCTTTATCTAATTCTGTATCTAAATCTAATTCTAAATCTTTATCTTTATTCTTATTCTGTTCCGTTACAGTAATGTTACTGTAACGTTTCTGTAACGTTACATCATCTTTCTTGCAAAGCAATGCGGCCTTATTTTTTTGACGCTCGCGATATTCTGCAACCCTTTTTCTGTTTTGATCTCGTATTTTCTCCAATTCGTCTGCACTTTGATGCTCTTCCCAGCCGGGAATAGAAAGTAATTCAGAATCTCTGGTAATCATCCCGAACTTTTCCAGAACTGTTAATGCTAATTGAATAATGCTTTCCTCAAAATCCAATTCATCTGCAAGCATTTTTGTTGTGTATGGAATATTTTCAGTGAGGAAAATAATTCCGTTTGAATTGCATCTGCCAGCCATTGTCAAAAGCATTACCCAAATAAGAACAATTTTGTTTCCCTCTGGCATTTTCCTTATTTGCTTAATTTTTCGGTTGCTAAACATTTCAATCTCAATTTTAATCCAGCTTACTTTAGCCATTAATGTAATTGCCTCCTCAAATTCCTGGATTTTTCAAAAATGTTTATCTCAATTCAACTTCAATTCCATTGATTTTCAGTTCTCCGTTTACCGGGATTACAAGAGATGGAACGCCGTTTATTTCTTTCAGTTCAATCAGAGAAATTTTATCTGGCTGTATGCAGATTGTTGCATCTGGTGTTACAATTTTTGCAGTTTTTGAATTATGGATATTGTCAAGGGCAACAGGCTCATTGCTGAAATACATTTCCCAGTTTTCTTTGAAATCCGACAACTTCTCGTCTGGAACTCCACAATATCCAAAAATCTGTTCCATTTCGTCACATGATACAGTTATCATCTCTGGGCTGTCTTTCTTCTGTTCTCTTACTTCCTGCAAAGATTCAACCAGACTTTCCGTGAAATTAAATGTTGTGTTTCCTTCGAAATTGTCCATGATAAAATCTGAAAAGGCATTGATCTCATTGCCTGGTATACGGGGAATTGGTGTGCCAAGAACGTTTTCGATGAAGTCTGGATGAATATTCTTTGTGCTTTTGTTGAAATACAAGGTTCCATGAATATCAGTGCTTCTGTCATTGAATACAGGGAATAAAAATCCTGTTTCTGGTCTTGAGACTACCCGATCACGAATTCTGTCTTTGATGTTATTTTCAGCCACATCATAGCTAAGCCCCGCCTTTGAAAGATTCACCGGGCAAATGCTGCATAAAATGTGTTCATAAATTTCTTCTGATGCATCGTGCATTTCGGTTCCATCAGAAGCTTTTCCAGGAATGTCATATACTGCATGAATGAGAACTATGTAGTAATTTTCGTTATAATCGTAATTTTCAATCACTTTGTCGTAGAACTCGTCCAAAAGCTCATCATCTTTAAGCTTACTTTCTCTGACCCGCATAAGAAATTCCTGTGTTCCACCCTCTTTTTCCTGTGCTAATGGGAATTCAAGGTTCATAAGGTTCTTTCCAAGTCTGCCAGACATGGTTTTCTTGAAAATGTCAAAATACTTAAACATTTCTTCCTCTGGAAGGGAAAGGAAAGCTTCTTTAATTTTGGTTTTCTTATTTTTTTCTGCATCCACATAACAACCACAAATGCGTGTAATGGAACAATTTGCTGGTGTAAACTGTTTCTTGATCTCTGCGATTTCTTTCTTGTTCATGATTAGTCCTCCCTATTTCTATTTCTATTTTTGATTTTTTCATAATAAAAAGTCACATCATCTGTAACAATTCTAACAATTCCAAACCTTTCTCCTACTTGAAACGGAATGCTATCCCTCATAAGTCTTTTTGGAATCCCAGAAAGATATTTTCTAAATTCTTCTGGTTTTAAAGCTGATTTGTAATGATTGCAAGAGCGACACGCAGGAAGCATATTGGAAATATCGTCCTCTCCGCCACAACGTATAGGATTTACGTGGTCTACTTGCATATCTTTATATTCCAATGAGCAACCACAGTAAGCGCAATGACCTTTGCATTTTTCATATACTTTCATGCGCTCTTCTTTTGATAATTTTCGCCTTTTTGGAATTTTCATATTTTCGCCTCCAGATTGTCATTTTTGATAGTATGAACAGAGTATAAATAGAATCAAAAATGCACACAAGCACAATGCGTTTTCAATGTAATAAATTCTAACAGACACAGTAACAGCGGTTAAAATCCGTACAATTGCTTTGACGATGCAGCTATAATAATTCATTTTGACTAATTCTTTTTACCTCTCTCTCCTGTTTCTTTTCAATCCACTTATTAATTTTTTCATCGGATATCATATACATTTGCTTTAACATTTCGATACAGATCAACACATCTGCAATTTCTTCTATCATGTTATCACGGTCGATTTTTCCACGTTTTGCCTTACTGATTGCTTGGATAAGTTCTGCGCATTCTTCCATACAGACTGTACTTTGATTGTTTTTGCCGTATTGCAAAATACTTTCTGCGATAACACCTTTATTAATCTTTATCCCTGTGATTAATCCGGCAAGAGCCTTTGCTCCAGAATCACACGCCCATGCTTCTTTGAGATAGTTCTTCTGCCATTCATCTTTGATTTCTGAATTTCCCAAGAAACATAAATGCTGGTCTCTCATATCGGATAATATGTCTTTTGCTTTTTTAGCGTCCATGGTTACCGCTCCTTATGTTGTTTCAGAAAATGTTCAACCAACGGAATCTCTTTCTTTCCAATCCATTTAATCCATGC